TCAACTAAACACAGGTTTAAAACAAAAAGAAGTCAACCGTTTTTAGGAAATGACATTTGCAGATTCAGGCCTTTTCGTTTTTTAAATCGAAAATTTGAATTTCTGCTGGGAATTTTCAAAAGGAGTTATATCGACTCTGAGGCGTAGGACAAAACGGAATGATCACTCCGAACAGCCGGCAGATAAAGAAAAACCTCGTACATCGACGAGGTCTTAGGAATTAGGTCTGGTGCCCGGGACTAGCACCACATTTTCAATATTATTCAATTAGATAACTTTAACGGTTCCGTTATATTTCCGTTTTATGGATGAAAAACGGAAATTTTTGATGGTTTTAACGGAAATTTTTAACTGTTGCGTAAAAGACGAAAGGCCCCCGATTCCTACGCTATGAACAATGAAAGATTAGCACGGTTAATTTAAAAACCTACTAATACCTTTTTTATTATGTATTGACACAATACAAATTTAGGAATAGAATACAAACATACTCAATAAGGAGCTTGAAAATGACAAAACAAATGAACGTGAACGTACTGAAATCGTTAATGAACCAGAGCGGCTGGACGCATGAGCAAGTCATCACGATCAATAACGAATATGACGAAATGGTAGAAGGTATCGCGGAAGTCGTTTCCCGCAATCCGTCAGCACCATTCGAGATTCATTACAACGAGGGTTTTAAGTACAACGTTGAAAAAGACGAACTCACAACTCAGAAAGATGACTCCTTGTACGGGATTTGGTGGTTCACACCTGAGCTTGAAATCGTTGATAAAGACGGAGAAAAAATCGACTCTTGGGATTTAGATGAACAAGGATTTAACCCTGAGTTTTCTAACGTTGACTATTCGGAAACAATCGAAAACGCTAAGGCTAGTCAAGAATGAATGAAAAAAAAACAGTTGGAGCGCCGCGAAAAACTCCTGATGGAGGGCAGAGAGTAACGTTCTACTTACCTAAACACATTGTTGCCTGGATCCGAGAACATGGCGGATCAAAGTGGATCAGAGAACGAGTTGAGAAAGAAATAGAAAATTTAAACCCTTTAAATTGATGGTCGGCGGGAGGCGCAGTTAGCGCCTCTTCTGATTTTTTATTTTCGACAGCAGCACTTCTTCTCATCAAAATATTTTCGCTCAGCGACTTCTCCCTGCTTACCGATGTTGAAAGAAGAAATCGGACGATGGTAACCCATCACGCGGGTCCAGATTTCGCATCTAGTGCGCTCGCTATTCTTAATCCCATATTGTTCTAAATCGCTGGTCATAATTTGTCCTCCTAAAGATCTTGAAGCTGGGTGCCATCAGCTACGTAAAGCGGGTGCGTCGGTTCCCCAGTCTTGTTCAATGCTAAACATCTAATGTTGTAGTCCTTGAAATTTTCTTTGAACTGAGAACTTCGAGCAAGATAGGATCCAAAATTTCCCCAGGCCGCTACGACAATATCAGCTGACTTAATCAGTTTGTCCAAATATTTGTCGTTTTCGGGACCAACAGGGTCGTCAGCCTTTAAAAGATCATTACGGTTTTTTGATCTAAAGGCGAATAGATTTCCTACCAAAAGACGACCACCTCCAAATTGACGGGCAAAACTGACCATTCGGCGAACTGTCGCATCATCCTCTACTGCATCCGCAGTAGACGGGTTAAGACAAATAAAAAGAACCGTCGGTTTCCCCTCATCCCACGTGCGCTCTAATGAATACCGATACATCCCGTCCGGTGAGATTTCAGCAGATTTCTTAATATCAGACATCATTCCTCCTCCTTGGTTTATTTGCTACTGTAGCGCTTTTCTACAGTATTCAATAGGTCCTCGAACTTCTTGCAGTAATCGTCGACACTCCGCTCCCAACTGCAAACATCGAACTGTGTCTCGATCGGCAACGCTCTTGGCTCTTTTTTCAAGACTGGCAATGCGGGAGCGCAAGCGGTCAGAGTCAGCGCGAGCGTTAGATTCAGCAGCACGCATCTCAGCGAGAGCAATTGCTTGATTTTTGTATTGTGTCTCATAGTTTTTGACTGTAGCTGTGAGTTCGGAGATTTGAGTTCGAGCAATTTTTAACTGCTCAGAATTCTGACCATTGTGAAGGCCAAAAAAGTAAGCGCCAGCAGCTATCAAAGCGCCGGCGCCAATTTTCACTAGATCAAAAGGATTCATCACATCAATCTCACCTCATCTTCTCGGCGATTCATCAGCCCCGGGAGGATTTCGTACATCTGTTTTCCGTGTTCATCCTTAACCAGATTCCCGTTCCTGTCTCTGATTCTCCTTTTCGCAAAGGATCGGAATCCCTCCTTTGCCAACTCGAGTTTCCCTGAATTCAAATATCCGAGCGTCTTAGATTTGGCTACCGCGTTCACTCCGAGGTTGAAGGCCAAATCCAATAAAGCTATGTACTGTCCCTCAGTGAGTTTGCAAGTAACATAAGGCGCCAAGCCCTCTGCATGTTCGATCAAATCATCGCGAATCAGCTTTTCAGCCTCTTGTCTGGTAATAGTTTGGCCTGGTTTAACGCCTTTTGTGTGTCCATAGCCAACAGTAAGAACTCCTCCCGGACAACGGTAGGCTTTCAGTCGCAAACCTTCCCACCTCTTCACAAAATCCTCCGCAATGAGAGGATTCCATTGCGAAAACGGTAATTTTTCCTCATTCATTTTGGCTTTCTCCTAAATGGACCTTTTCTTTGATGCGTTTCTCATGTTCGGTCTGGACGGTTTCAAGCATGTCTCTTACACGTTGAGGAATGATCTGACCGAACCCGGCTTTTTCCACGTTTTCAAGAATTGAAATCAACTCATTCAGCGAAAGAGCGCCGATGGCCCATGCGCCTATCCACGGCTCATTGAAGATCTGGTCAACACCATGAAATCCGATAGCAACCATGAGAATGATGAATTTCCGGATAAGGCCTTTGAGCCCTACTCTGCTTGACCATGTTCCGGTTCTGGCAGCGGCTACGATCCCGCTCAGGTAGTCGAAGACCACAAATCCAAACAGCCAGTAGAAGAGGTTCTGATGCTCTCCCATAAGACTGCTGATAAGGGAAGTAAAACATCCGGCAATAGTTAAAAAGAAACTCTTGAGAACTCCGGGATCAAAACTGTTTAGACGGCTTAAAAATTGATCCCACATCTCTCAATCTCCCTATGTCGTCGATTTTGTAGATGCATTTTTCCTCCGATATGTAGATAAAAAAAGAAAGCCCCTCGCGAGGAGGGGCGGATAATGTTAGAGTTTCGCAGGGAAAAATCGCCAGTCGTAACTTACGAGTGTTCCACTAATAAGATCAAAGACAACTTTGTCACCTTTATTCATTGGGAAGAAGTTTGTGTATTCCTTCGTATTCCCAGTCTCGTCTGTAGAGAATCGACCAACAAATACAATGTTTATATCGCCTGAAGTAATGATTCTTAAATCATATTTAAACGCCCTCTGGACCCTCGGAGCGATCATGAAATAACCATTGCTAGGAGCAGTGTAGGTAAAATCAGAAGAGGATCCTGAGCCATACAGCTGCGCATCATAGTTCGGAAAACTTCCATCCGATCCTTTTTTGGATGTCAAATTTAGAAGAGTTCGGAGGAGTGCTTTTAACATGACACACCTCCTTTAGCCAGGTTAAGTTGAGGAGCCGTTACAGGGAATAAGAAGGACACGTCTCTTAGAAACAGTCCCGCCAGTCGAGAACACGTAATTGATTTTGGCACCCTTCGATATTCTGCAAACACACGAGATAAAACCGCTCGGTCTATAGACGCCTTGTCGCAGAGCATTCGAGTAAGGGCTGACATCAAGGTAAACAGGCGCAGAGCATTCTCCTTCAACTCTAATCCAGCCGTCAAAGGGAGCTGTGATAACGTCGCTCCATTCGTTGGGGCCGTTAAACCCTGTTGTGTATTCCGTGTAAGTATCAAGCGCTGGGGAAGCAAAAGAAGAGACTTGGCCTTTCTTGTTGATGAAGAACTTCTCCGCAAAGAGTTGTACAAGTTGCTTAAGCATATTGCACCTCCTCTACGGATAAGTTTCTCAATAGTGTTATACCCCCCCGACTAGCTTATAAAATTTCCCGAAGATGAGTCGTCCGGAAATGCTGTAACCGATAATGTTCCCTTTTCGCATTGGAACAAATAGTTTGCTCTGGCCGTTGTTCAGAGAATAATTAGAACTTTGTAGGCCGTCTCCCCAGACATTGATACTGCCTCCGGTATCTACGACGATACACAAATACCCATCATAAGGTGCAGCAAAAGTATCCGGTTGGCTTGTGTTAAGCGTAACGGATGTGAAATCTGTCTCGTTAGGAAGTGATTGACTGGCCACCTCCGCTGACTCAGACTTTGAATAAAACAATGACAATAGGAGGCTCAATAAACTTTTCAGCATAATGATCCTCCTGTTACAAGATGATTATGACGCTCCGACAGACTTTGCAAAAGCAAATGTTGTTGAACTGCTTGAGGCTCCGTCTCTAACATTAAAGTAGTAAGAAACTTCTTGGCCTTTGCGAACGGGAATAAACAAGCGTATCCAGTCTTTCCCAACGCAAGAAACGTACATATCCGGCGTGTAGATAGACACGTTTGCAATGTCTTCAGCGTTGTTTTCTTTAACGAAGAAGTATCCATCTGTTGGTGCCACGTATTTGCCCCAAGTGTCTTTTTGCAAAGAGAAGGTCGTCTGATTACTTGATGGATACCCTTGGCCGCCGACCCATTCAGAGCGAGACGTAATAAATTTCTCAGCAAACAATGAGATAAGCTGTTTAAGCATAACTTACCTCCGGTGCTAAACACTGAGAAAGTTTTACTAAGATACCCCCCCCCGATGGTTTTAGTAAACCAACACGCGATATTATGTGCTTCCCGAGCGTACAGTCCAAAGGGTTGTCCTTTAGCCACTGGGCAGGCAGCCATTAAAACATCTCCTTTAACTTGTGGAGTTGAGAATGTGTTTACGTTGGTCGTCTGTGCTGCGGCGATGCAATTATCGGAATCTGCCGTGAATCTTATAGCAGCATAACCATCTGTAGACGCAATCCCTTCGTAAACAGGAGCCCACCCAGTAACACTACTCGTTGTTGGAGATAGAGTTATAACGGATACGGACGGCATAGCCTGATGTCCCACCGCCTCAGATTCTTTTTTGCTGTAAAACTTGGACAAAAGGAGCCGCATTAGATTTTTTAGCATAACGCGCCTCCTACCAAAGAATTAAGCATCTGAACTTGCTTTGTAGAACCAAATAGAATAATCCGAAGTCTTTCCACCTCGGCATAAGAATTTAACAGTGGTTCCTTTTTTGACGTAACAGCAAAGACCACACCCTGCGGTGTTTCCGTTGAGGACGGAGGCAAGCGCCATCTGTCCATTATCGACTTGAATTTCAAGAGCTGAGACTGTGCTTGAATTGCTTCGAGAGGTTGCCCAGCCGTTGCATGGCGCAACATAGCTAAAGAAGTCGGTAGTACTCGTGCAAGGAATGTTAGTGCCATTGCGGACAATCGGAGCACACTGTTCTGCAACCCAAGATTTTTTGCCCTTGATAAAAGTTTCTGCAAATAGTTGTATGAGGTCCTTAAGCATAATAGAGACCTCCGTACAAGGCATTTATACCCCCCCCCGATTACCTTGACAAATCCTACTGTGATGTGTGAAACAAAGGCTCCTTCTACCGAATATGTGGCTCCTTTACTCACGGGGATTGCGACCCCTAAACCTTTTGGTGCAGGCGCTTGCGCAGACACATGAAAAAGATTGCCAAGTTGCGCTCTGACTTCGCTATTCGTATTGTCCTCAGCACTAGCATTGACGAATAAATATCCATCGTCGGGAGCTGTCCCCGCATTGATTATTCCCCAAGAACCGACAGTTTCGTCTTTGCTGAGAAATATCGTTTTTGTTGCGCCAGGCATAGCAGAATTCCCCGCCTGTGCTGGGGTCGTTCGGCTATCGAGTAGCTTTTGAATAAGTTGTTTTAGCATTTTGACTCCCCGCCCGGACAAGGAGCCCGAGCTATTACTTAATTTTGTAAACCGTTATCTGGATTATCTTTGCGTTTTTAATATCGCCTGCTGATATCGTTACTCCCTTCTTTACCGGAAAAGAAAACACATAAGACAGCCCTTCTGTTTCGACTGTCGTATGTACGTTGTGGCTATTAAATAGGATTGGGAACCAAGCAAAGGTGGGAGAACCTGACCAAACTGCCTGCCACGAAATAACTGCATACCCATCAAATGGAACAACGTAAGGAAGAGAGGTTGCTGTTACGGATTCAGAAAAATCAGTTAGACCAACAGTAGAAAGATTTTCTCCATAGATTATTTTACCCCCCTCCGCTAAGACTTACAGCTCTGCGGGGCACAAACAAACTACATAACAAACTTGCCAATTCTTTAAGCATGAAAGAAACCTCTCTGTTTGATGGAACTACGATCACTGACTGCCTGCTCTAATTCATAAGCCAAAGCAGTGGGAAATTCCGGGTAATCGACAAATGGGAATCCTTGCTTCTCTGGGAGATCCTTGAGTTCTTGCCGGTAATCTAACAATGCTTTTCTGTCCTCTTCTGTCAATTGAGATCGCTTAGTTCTTGCGGCAGATTGAACTGTTATATCCGGGAGCTGAACGTATCGATCAGTGTCTGAGATTCGAGCATTGCGCTCCCCTCTGACCTCCTGCTCATACTGCTGTTTCACGAAATCATCATCCAGTTCCGGAAGCTCAGTTGAAAGGTAATAGTCCCCATCAGCACTCTGGAAATATCCCTTAGGACTGGGTTCTAATTTCCAATATTTGATAATGGTTCCGTCTTCTCGTTTAAATCTTTCTGACAAGGTGTAATGGCTTTGAGCAAAAGCTTCATCCTTAGCATCGATGAATGCATGTTGTCCGGGAGAATTGGACGAAACTGCAATCCTCCCATCAGAATCTTTTAGTGAATATTTAGACAAAGGTCGATTCATTGCCCTTGAAAGCATCTCTTGCTTAACTTCTTCAAGTGTCTTCATACTTTTTCCTTAATTAAGGATTCTCTGTTCCAGCGTCTTGTCCTGTCTGGGCATTCTTTATGTCATCGATTTCTTGCTGAGTACCTCCATTCTCGAGGATCAACTCTTCAAGAATCGGACATAAGTAATCATCGGTCCGATCGTTGAAACTATCGTCAGCCCAACTGTCGACTCCAGCACTGAAACCGATATTGCTTCTCGCCGTATTTTGTTGAGTGGCTGATAGGGTTTGGGGAGCCTCGTAAGAAACAGAAGGAGTTAGGTCTGTGTAGTCTGCCGATAAAAGAGCCGTACCTGCAGTTGTGTTTACGGAACTTATCCGGAACATTCGACCATCTGTACCGACAACCGTGTCTCCAGCTTTTATATTTCCTTGAGGTTTTAAATCAGCAATCTGGATAGTTCCGGAAGCAGTTAAAACCTGATCAATTACTCGAACTGCATAAGCATTGGAAGCGGCCTCCACAGCTTTGGACTCTGCCGTTTGTGCCGCTGTCTGAGCTGTTTGAGCTGCCGCCTGTGCCGTTTCTGCATTTCCTTGAGCTGTCTCTGCTGCTTGTTGGGCCGTCTGTGCTGTTTGGACTGCTTGGGCCGCGTTGTTTTGCGCCGTTTGGGCACTGGCAGCAGAACTTTGAGCCGCAGTTTGTGCGGCCGCAGCTGACGCTTGAGCTGTATTAGAAGTATTTACTGCAATCGTAGATGCATCAATCGCCGACTTCGACTGCGCGATCGATGTTTGGATGTCTGCGTCCCAGTCATCGACCGTTTGTTTCAGCGTCTCAACTTTTTCGTTAGCAGCGTTAGCCTGAGCCAAGGCGTTAGAAGATGTTGAATTGGCGGTTTGAGCTGTTTGACGAGCTTCCTTTGCAATCGAAAGGGCCTCCGATGAATTGTCGGAAGCTTGATCTGCATAAGCTCCGACATCGTTGATTGCATCTTCCGTCTGCTTCAGAACCTCTGGACCGCTGATTACGCCTGTTCCTGTGGGCGTGTAATGAAATTGAAATTTCGTTTTTGCCATGTTCTATTACTCCGGCAATCGCAGAAAATAGGCCAGTGTGTAAAAATGCGGCTCATTGGTAACGCCTGAGATGCTTACATTCGCATTTAGTGGGTGAGTGTGAGTTTGTCCGCTCCCCGTATTCCCTACCGATACAGTGTGAGTGTGGTTCCCGTTCGTTGAGGTAGTCCCCGTCCAAGAATTTGCGGCATTAAAACCAACCCGGCGAAGAACATCATCTTTAAAAGAACCCCCAGCGTCCTTCCAGTTGCCATAACTTTCTACGTAAAAGGCGCCTCCACCATCGAGACCTCCTTGGCAATCCCATCCGCCGAAGGTGCCAGTTATGTTCATACTTCCTTTTGAGTGAGTATGATCACCCGCACCTCCAGTACTTGCTCCATGAGAATGTGCGGGTAACTGCGCGACAGTAAGTGCCGTTCCTCCGATGGTTCCATTCACAGACAGACTTGGAATTTCAATCGTTGCCGCCCCTCCTGTAGTACCGGCATTCTTAGGCAAGGATCCCTTAACAAACTTTCCTACTAAGTTTGGGACCGTTCCTCCGCTTCCGTCAGAGCCGCCGTCACATAAAACCCAGCCGACATCAGCTTGGGTAGATCCCCAAAAGATAGGATTCCTGTTGTCCGTTCCTCCAAGAGTTACGTTGTAAAAAGGAACAACGGCGCCGGCTGGAACTGTGATGTCAATATTTTTCCAAACTGCTCTGTTCGTTCCGGGAGCTACCGCCGTTGAATGAGGGCCGTTTGGCTGTACACAGCGGTACTTTGTTCCGTTCTGCATGACCTCATTGCCAACCTCGTAATCCAGTAGGGCTGAGTAATTCATGATTCCACCCTGCTGGAACCACACTGCAAATTGAGACAACAGGAACAAGACACCGTTGAAGTCTGCTTTGTGCGGCGGGATACCGCCCTGCTCGATCGGCACAGCATTGACAGGCCCCCAGCCCTCCTGAACAGACAAGCGTCCGGTTCCCGCTTCAGTTGGAGTCAAGGGAGGAATCGTGTATTCCCCGCTAGCGGCCACAACTCCGGGAATTTGAAATTTAGGATAGTTGCTCATATATCAATAACCTTTGAAGGATAGAATACGCCCTGATTGAAGGGAAGAAGTTTTGATCCGTAGAAACCAAAGACCAATGTGTTTGGAACAACTGCTTCGACATTCGCCAGAACGCCTGCAGGCCTATTCAACAGCCCGTAGTTTTTGAGAATCGCGATTTGAACTGAGTTCGGCTCACCCACAATACGGATGTTGATGGTCATGTCCTGATAGTCGTTTACGAATGCCGGAAGACCGATCAGCCGAGTCAACAGGGAGTTTATGGTTTCAGCTGTAGAGTTCGAAACATTTACAACAGCGCGATAAAAAATCAGGAAACGGAAAAACTCATCATCCAGCCGAGTGTCCTGACCGTCGACAACGAGGTTCCGGTTCACTCCTACGCGCTTTCCCCACCAATCCAGCCAAACACCTAACGCTGTATCTGGATTCAAAACGTTATTAAAAAACGCGTCCAATTGAGGGGACGCGTCTATTTCAGCATTGAACAACAATCCGAGTTGTCGGTATCGCTCTGAGTGCGAGTATTGCGACTGCAGGGCGATTGAAATCAACGATCGGACGTTAGAAATTTTGCGGAAATCCGTAACGCTGAGAATATTCCGCCAAGTGACAGAATCAGCCATATTTAGTTACCGGTAAAGATAATTGAGACATCAGATTCACTAATTGTTGGTTCAATATTCGCAGGGATTTGAACGCTTGATCCGAGCGCTTCGGTTCCTAATCCAACTTGGATTTGGGCAATAGGGGCCGAGGTTTGAGACTGAATCGCCTGATAGAACCGAGACGCGTAAACCGTACTCGCAAGCGAAATTCGATCGTTAACGCCTTGTCCAAGAGCGTCCTGAATAATGGCTTGGATCACGTTGTTTTTCTCAGTCTCGTTCATGCTCGTACCAAAGAACGTAACTGAGATTTTTAGCGACTGATTTTGAGGTCTGACGATTTTGTAGTTATATGTAGCGTTGTAATACGTTTCGTCAATAAACTGAACTTCATAATCACCCGTGGTCCCGCAGCCGGCGTCTTTTCGCTGGTAAATCGTTCGGGCGATATCGGAATCCTCGCCTCCGACAATAGCGATCAAAATAGAATGAGGTTCTATAGACACGCCATACTGAGTTATCTCTGCATTGGTCGGATTCTCTAATACTCGAACATCCAAGACGCCCTCAAGAGCCGCTAAATTAGCCTCAATGGCCTCTACATAGCCTGTCGCATTAACCGCATAAGATTCAATCATGCGGTTTCTTAATTCCGCGTCCGTTTCTTCATCCCTGCCAATAACACCTGCAGTCGGATTAGTAATGGAATCCCAGCCGGCAATTGTTGTAACAATACGATTAACCGATCCTGCAGCTACCTCAAGAGGCCCGTGATTTATCGCCGTAAATGTCGTAGTCACCGAACCCGTATCGTCAATCTGAGCACCGTTGGCGGCTGAATGGCGGTATTGATTTCCGAGAGTATCCTGAGCTATGGCGCCGTACGGAATCACCGTCCCTTTTAAACCTGTAAGGACGCAATTTACAACGGTAGGCTCCGAAATTTTTCTGTCCAATCCATAAAGCGCTGCCAAAGCGTCTAAGTATTTGCCGGTCGCAGTCTCTGGGTTGGCCATATTAGCCAAGAATGCGATTTCAGAATTTTTAGCCTCAATTTCTGCGACGATTAAATCTAAAACTTGACCCATCGGTGAGCTGGGCTCAATGTTGAGCAACGGGTCGTTAGGGGATGTTTGAAAAGCCTGTTGAATTTTTTCACCTAAATCCTCTCGGATTTCCTGAGTGCTAGGCAATTCAACGCCTACCAGAGGATTAAAAATAATCTGAGCCATGATGTCTAAAAAATAAATGAGGTTGTTTCGTCTGAATCAGTGGTAATAGTGATTTCACCGTGCAGGGTGCGTGATTCTTCGTCTACATCAGTGACCGTTACTGAATCAACGGATTTCACGCCTGCAACCCGATTGCCTGCCTCATGAATAATTTGAGCTAAAACTGACGGATCGAGTTTTTTAGCAAGCTGCACCTCTTTCCACGCGATTCCGTTTTCCTGCTGGTAATAGGCGTCATTGGTCCATAGTCTGATTTCATTAGCGAGATTCTGCGCTATCGCTAACGCCCCAGAGGTGAGCAAAACATTCCCCTCTGGCGAGAGCTGTAAATCCCAGTCAGGACTTAATAAAGCTGTTTTTGCGGTATGCGGCATTTTCGCTGGTCCTAAAGATCATTTATTACTTTTGTCGCTATTGCTGAAATCGTTTCAACGGTAAGCGGAACCCCGAGCGACGCCGCGCCCGATTTAACTTTTTCCCATACGGTCCTATTTTTCAGTTTTTCAAGTAACTCATGGCCTCTAAGCGTAAGACGAGGTGAACAAAGACCATAAGAGTAATCGAAGTTTGTTCCTGTTTTAATCTGCAAACCTTCGACAAATTCGCCGTCTAAACACAATAGAAGATGACCAAATATTAACTTTTCTTGAGCTTTTGCCTCTGATTTCAGGTTTTCTCTTGTGTCGAAGTTTTCGAGCTGAACGGAATCGGGCAAAGCTCCCACGGTACTCAGGTAATCTGAGATACTTTCATCTTCGAATTTCTCCAATAAGCCTCTGATTATCTTCCAGTCCATTCTCATTTTTAGTCCTTATTGTTGAGGTTGACCGCTGGTAGTGTCGCCAGCTTGAACGCTGGTATGAACGTGCGTTGTAAGGCTGACGCCCTTGGCTTTAACGTCCCCGCTAAATGTTGCATTAGCGCCACCTGAACCGCCACCGCTAATCGCGCCGTTGAGATTGATTTGCGGCGAATTGAGAGAGATAGAAGTCGAACCCTTTAGCTCGATCGTTTTACTGTTAATCGTGCAGGAATCGGTTTTAATCACGACGCTCGCAGGCGCCTCAACTGTGATCTCCCCGCTGTCCTCGATATGAATAAAAGTAGACGGCGCCGGCCCCCAAAAACCACCGATATAGAACGAATCAGAGCGGTCAAACTCTCTAAATGTCGCAGGAACTTTAGGCGTGTTGTCGCCGTTCACGTTTGAAATATCATGCTTCGCCACCACGGCCAAACCGATATCCCCAATTTTTGGATCACAAACGACGGCAGCGGTTCCGTGCTGCAGACGGAAATAAGGGAGCCTCGGAATAGTTGTAACTGCAATCCCTTGAGCCTCAACGTTTCTAGGCATGAGCAACGGTTTAACAGTTACATAGCCGGCGCCAGACCCTGTTCCTGTTCTTTCTACTGCTGTAACTGTTACTGGGAACGCGGTGTAAACGGTTTTAGAGATCAGAGATTTGACGAAAAATTCTAATGCGTTAATGGGGCTGGAACCCGCGAAATCGTTGTAATTCGCACTATATTCTTGACTGCTCATATCACCACCTAGGATAAATAGCTGTGATGTTTGTTTTCCATGACTGTGATCCGGGGTCGTTTGCACATAGCTCATGACGCAACCCCGTTATTTTCCAAGTCCCTGAAGCTCTGGGTACGATCGTTTCTAATTTGAAATTCGCCCCAATGCGTAGATCAGGCCTGAAAAACGTAGAGACGTTAATTCCGTTGTTCGTGAACGTCGGATACCCGATCATTCCATTCGTTGCGTTTATTAGTGGAACTGATCCCTGAGTTTTTCGGGTGCCATGGTTTTTAATGAGTACGACTTTTTCATCATCAAAAATCAAATCAACACCAACGGCGTCAGCAATCCGCCTCATTTTTGTGACTGGATCCCCGTCGATAATGCAGTCCTTAATCGAAGCTGTGATGTCGTTATTTTCGAGCGTGTATCCGATCTCTTTAGTGATCTGATCAATCAGCCCCGTTACCGTCTGATTACCGTTTACCGATATCGGCGGCTGGGGAATTAACGCGGGAAATAAGCCGCAGTTCGCTTCAATCTTGAAAACAGGAGAAGGAGCGGCGTTAAAGTCTGCCCATGCGTTAACGATCTCGCCTTTAAAGACAACGGATAACGTTTTGCCCTTTTCACCTGCAGAAATATTGATTTTGTTCCGCTTCAACGAGAACGACTTAAAACCTAGGTGCGTTAGACGCTCCATTGTTGCTAAAGACAATCCTCTGAGTTCGATTTTGGCCTTAGGAAACGCGGGACAGCCGGATTTTTCAATTGAGCACTTAACCGCGAACCCTTGAAACGTAACGGCCTCTTGTCCGTCCAGCGTTACCGTAACGGCCACTTCTTTTTGCGTGTACGTTGTGTTTTTATCAATTTCCGGCAGTAGTGACGGCATTTGCTGCCTCCTCGTAAACTAGCAGCCATCGAGAATTTAACTCTTGATACTGCGGGTCTGACTTCCCGAGCGTGTCTATAAAAAACAAACGCCCCGAAAATAGAGGCGTTGGATAACAATTGATGTCAGTTCCGATGCAACATCGGCGCCCTGCGAAAATTTGAACGCCGTCTACCGCTAAATCACAATAGAGATACTCGGCAATCTGCCGCAACCTGATAACGCAGTTTTGACCTCCGAGCACACACGAGAACTCTTGAAACGGCAAGGCGCTTATAACGATCTGATTCATTTTTAAAAGAATCCGGTAATGTTCTTAAACAGGCTCGGTTTTACCTGAGCTTGTCCCGTGTTCACCTTATTGGCCGAGGTTGCACGCTTGGGCGAATACGAGGTTTTTTGCTGGCTTAGATTGACCGATACGATCTCAACAAAAGACGCGTGAACGGTCAGCATACAGGCGCCTGTCGTTTGAGTTCGTGAGAAATCGTAGTGATCGAGCGCCATATTTCGCCAAATTTTGGCAGGGCTGAATATCGTACAGGTATTGGTGCTGTTTAGTCGCCTGTCTAGCATAGCCAGCGCCAAAACCTGAATCGCGTAATTACCGTTGAATAGAAACTCGACGTTGACGCGTTCAGGCTCCCGCACGATATTAAACGCCGCAAGCTGCCCATTTTCTATCGGTTCTGTCGGAACTTTCGAGGATTTATCCGCGTCAATCGCGCCGATAGAAGTGTATGGAACGAACGGCAGCAGGTTATTGCCTACCACCGCCCAGCTAATCGACATTACTGAGTTTAGGCTTGCCATTTAATCACCACCTTGACGATATCCGCTTGCCTGATTGCCAAGTAGATCCTGATAATCACCCATCCCTTCTGTTACGCCCCGGTAAGTGGCGTCGTGAACAGCCTTAGGATCGGCGTTACCTTGGATATTAATGCTGACATCCGTTTTCATCGGCGCATTAATAACCGGAGAAGCGGCCTTAGGAACGATCGATGCTGCGGCGCCGGCCTGAGCTCCCGGAGGTGTTGTAACAGGTGCCTTTTTATCGTCACCTAACCCGAACCATCCTCCCACAGTATCAATTGATTTAGAAGCCCAATCCGGTAATTTCCAATCAGTGAAAAACTTCATTTTGTCTTCTAGCCATTTGAAAATCCCGGCGCAACCAGATTTAATTTCCTCCCACGCCTTAACAAAGTTCTCCTTCATCTTCGGCATGGTATTTATCAGGTTAGCAATATCTTTCGCTAAATCTCCGATAAATCCGACAACGGCTGTAATAACCGCTACAACCGCCTCGCCGAACGCCTCCATGAACATGTCTTTTAGAGGCGATAGTTTTTCTAGGAGATCGGAAACCGCTTTCCAAGCATCTTTAAAAGACTGCCTAACGTCTTGGATTTGTTCATCCGTGTAACCCACGGATTTCAAGAAATCTTCAAATACGCTCGGGCCGCCTTTGGTGAAAACAATTAAATCTTCAATTGCCCCAGCAAGTAAAAGAACTCCGGCAACGACCAGCCCGATCGGACTGGCTAGAAGACCGAGCAGCTTGCCCGCCATCATGAGGGCAGATTTAGGCCCAAACGCCAATGCCGCTGCTGTAGCAATACCGGTTAACGCAATTTTGATGAATTGACTATGCTCTCCGATAAACAGCGACGCATCACCAAAAACCTTAACGGCCTTCTCAACCCACGGGATAAAAAACTTAGCAAACTGATTGCCGATATTTTGGATAGCCATTCCCGTGACTTGCCACGAAATTTTGAAGCGTCTGGCATTCTCTGCATCTTTAGGCGTTAAGGCGAGTTTCCGATATGTCTCAACCAACTCTCCCATCTGCTTGTTGTTTTGCAGAAAGACGGCGGCACTTTCTCGAGTTAATCCTAAGTATTTCAGAGCGTAATTGGCCTGAGCTCCCGTCATGCCGTTGAGCTGTTTTCCCATGCGCAGGAATACTTCTCCACTGGCGCCGGTACGCTCGGTAAACGCCTGCATAGCCTGCGTAAAAGCCTCTGCAGAACCTCCTGCTGCTACATTTGCCTTACGCCAAGCGTCAATCTCTGAAACATTCATGCGAACTTTCTTTGAGATGTCGTCAAGTTTGGCACCTTCGTCTAGGAAGTTTCCAAACATGAATTTGGCACCAAACATCGCGGCCAGTGGAGCGGCGTAACTCTTAATGGCGGCAAATACTCGCTTGGCTACAGAATCGAGCTGAGAAAGCGATTTTGATGCATCCTTGGAGGATTTAACAACCTTTTTCCCTGCTGTTTCGCCGCTCTCTCCAACCTTTCCTACTTCTTTAGAGGTTTTCTTGGCGTTCTGACTTACTTCATCAAAAGATGCAGAGGCTTTGTTAATACCATCCGTTGAGTCACCAATGGAGTCGAGTTTTTCTCCGGCTGATTGAGCATATCCGAGCAGCTGATTCAGCTTGTCGGATAAAACTTCGAAAAACTTGATTACGTCATTGGAATTGACTGATACATCAATAACTAAAGAGTCGGTTGTTTTGGCCATGATGTCATGCGCTCTTTTGCGCCACCCACGAGTTGTAGTTTTTAATTAGCAATGCCTCGTCTAATGCGTAAGCATCTTCCAGCGTTAGTTGAGTTTGTAGTTCGACTAATGAGGCCATTCCGCCCATGACTAAACGGGACATTAGAGGCGTGAGCTGAGTAGTGACCGCCACGCCCCGAACTTTCGCGCAATCTGCTAAGAACTCTGCTCTGAGGGGTAGAACTGGCGTATCAAGTCGGGAAAAAAACCGAAGTTCGCCTTGAAGCTTTCGATTCTGAGTTTGAGGATGGTCAACGGACTGGAGATATAGCCGTCCGCGTCATCGAAGGAGAATTTGATCTCGCTCTTACCATCAACCTTGTAGACCTCGGAAAGCAGCTCATCTAACAATGCCTTGGCTTCGACGTGTGGAACACTGACAAGCGCTTTGATCACGTCTCTGTATCCCATTTCGCTCTCAATATCGAGGTTTTTGCCGGTCATTAAAGCGATCCGAATCATCAGGTCTTCGGATTTGGTTGCAGGGAATGGGTAAATCTTGAAAGTCAGCTGATTACCGCCGTCGTCCAATTTGATAACTTTCGGTTCCTTCATTTAAATGCGCTCCATAGATTCAAAGTGGAATACCCAAGTTGTCGGCGCCAGAACTTTATTGAGTGCAGGCATCGGATTTGCCGTCTGCAACACACCATTAGAGAATTGGTATGTTTTGCCAATTGACGGGATTTTGATTGTCAGATTGCAAACATAGAGCTGTTTGTTCGAACTCATTGCCTCGTAAAGCGTAGTGAACGCGGTAGCTGTCGGAGAGTTAGCCTCCAGCGTGATCGTCACCGGATAAATATTCGGAGTAACGCCCGCTGCCATATTACCGTCAACGCCCATGCGGGTTTCGGCGATCTGCTGAGAATCGGCAACAATAGCGGCGTCAGTTGAAAACCTTTCCAGCTTCAAACCATTAGGGTACAACTCTTCAATCGTCATCACTGCAGAAGCATTGGCAGCTGTGATGTCAAAATTTTGTCTAGGCATTTTTATTTATTCCTAAAAGAAAAACCCGCCATTGCGACGGGTCTTTACGGTTGTGAAATTTTGATTACATGACGGCCGTCAGCGGCATCTCAATTCGTTGGACGCTCCCGGCGTAAGTAAAAAATAATCCGAGTCTTGGACTTCCTCTTTGGGTTCTGACATTTGCAGAGGGTGCTTCAATCAAGTACCAATATCCCTTGGAGTAGAGGTCTTGCTTAATCATCGGATTGTTTGTCTCCGTCAACAATTGCTGAACTTGAGAATTCGAGAGCTCGAGACCAGTATCAATAACACCATTTCGTTTGGCGTCATTGATCGGATCGAGCAACCAAGCCTCAATGTAGGCGAACCCTACAGCGTTGTAGGGAGCGCGATTGATGGCCGCGAACCCGTCCATGATCTGACGCTGGATGCGGGCTTTAAACCAAATCATGCCGTATAAGGCATCGATCCATTGGTAGATTCCGGAGAGCAGGCAGCCACGGTTGATGAAATCAAATTCAGCGTTACGTGTTGCGAATGCGCCCACGTAATTGACCTTGAGATCATCCAATGCTTCAGCCACTTCGTCGCTGAGAACGGAAGCCTTAATTCCGGAAGCCGACTTCGCAAACCACGTCTTAATGCCTTGGATAGCGGACCAATCAATGGAAGCGCCAACTGCAAGGAAGGCCGCGGCATCCTGAGCGGTACCGTAAACCATCGCCAAACAGTTATAGTTGTTCTCCGCTAACTGGGCGGCTTTCGTTGTTGACTGGGTAGATTGATCCAGCATCTTTGTGTCTGTAGACCAATCAAAGTACACATAGTCATCATCAATGTCTGCCCAAGCCGCTAAAGCGGAAGCCTCTGCCGCCTCTGTCGCATAAAGAGTCGTGAATCCGACCCAGTTTCGAGAAACAGAAGTGACAAGGTTCATATTCTGAGCCGGAGTCAGAGCATCGGAACCTTGAGAGAGAACGGCGCCGGAATCTTCCGTCAGTCCGAGCAATGCAGATATATCCGTTCCAGTGGTCGCCTTTGTAGCGAAGGAAATTGAAGCGGTATCGCCTGTCTCTGTGGTGGTCAGAATGATGGCATTTTGATCAGAGTTATATACACCTGATACGGCCCCAATAGCAGTAGCCAGCTCAGTAGCCACATCGCTGAAAGATTTAGCGCCGGAGAAGTCGAGATTAACAACTTCTTTTTCCGTGCCGTTAACTGTAATCGTTAAGGAACCTGCAGTAATCGCCGTTAATTCAGACAGCTGAGCAGAGATCGGAGCGGATTTAATCCAAGCAGCGGCGTCTGCATTGATTCTGCGGGCCACAAAAAGACGGTTAATCGCCTTCTGCTGATTGTTCACTCCTGAGAAGTATTGATTAGCAAAGTCTGCCTCAGGAGACTCCGCACCAAAGTAATTTCCGACAGAGGCAGCGGTCACAAATTCCAGTGCCGGAGAATCTGCAGGAATCAGAGCATTCTGGGTCAGCAGCAGACCATTTGTTTCAAGATCGGCGCTCCCAGCTCCAATGATACGAGGGGTGATAGAAACCAATCGATTAGCATTGATTGACATATTTTTCCTCAAAATAAAAAAGCGCCAGATGGCGCCGACGATAATTTTTATGGAGCGGCTATGAGCCACACCAGAAACTCATTTATTTGAAAATATCCTTTACAGCCTTAATCGCTTTCGCAATCACCCAAACTGCGAGTCCGTAACCGATTAGGTAAACGGGAAGAGCTGCATACAAAGGAACGGCAGTGACCATGGTTAGGGCCTCCGCTAGGTCGTGTAAAATGTTCATATTGACTGATTCCCTTGCAATCAGTTAACTCAAACCCCGCTCAGCTACCAACTGAACGGGGCTATTTTTTTTCATAAAATCCTTATTTTTGGGACTGACATCTTGACTATCCCACCTTCTTGAGGTAGTCTCCGTTTCATAGGTCGAAGCAAAGACTGTGACCCGTGTAAAATCATCACGGAATCCTTAGAGGATGGTAATAGCGCAGCGTCTCCGGCCTTTTCTTTTTTCCTCTTCATTGCAGTCTCAAATCTTCTCTTTTTACTTTCAAAACTCTCTACCCCATTAGTGTTCACACTGTAGGGATGTAACGTTCCATATTTCGTTTCTCCAATATCGACAAAGATTGTTTTCTCTTTCCCGTTTATGTTGAAGGTTTTCATCTTGGTATGGAACGCCACTTGTTTACCGTGGTTTGGCTCTTCCCTTCTTCCGGGATAGTCTCCGCTTTCTATTACTTCTGGCACGTAAGGAAGGGCGTTTAGTATGTCTTTTAAGTTTGGCTGAAACTTTTTAAATTCGCTTCTTGCCTCGCTAGAAAAGGTCACAACAGCAGGAGTTTCTTTTCCATTTAGCTCAACTACTGTTGGAACTGTTCCTCCACGCAATTCATTGTCGTAATAGTTTGTGATTGCCTTATTTAAATTACCTTGAGCCTTTCGCACATAACTTGTTGTGTCTTTAGATGGAGGCTCTTCTAAGAGGTTTTTCTCTGACTTTGGAAACGTTGGCTGTTTAGGTTTCTTCTGTTGGCTATTCTTTTCCGGGTTAGATTGTTCAGCTTGCCTCTCAATCTTTTTCCCTATTTTCCCTTCTAGCTTTCCTGATTTACCAACAGGAATATGGGTACCGCGGGACGTAATCCACTCTTTCGGATCTTTTTCTGCATCCCTTGCTTTACCAAGATCAGCATACTTCCTCCCCATGCCGTACATCATTCCTAGCTTGAATGCACGCCCAAGTTTGAAAGCAAGTTGCACGTTCATTCTTTTTCCTTCGGCGGGTAGCTCACATCAACGTTTTTCAGGTCCACATCAACCGCACTAAAGAAGCTCATGGAAACTTTGATCTGACTCTGCATGCTGAGATGAATCATCAGCGTGGATCTCCGGACATAGTTGTCAGAGTCCCCGACAATGGTGGTATCTCTCGGATCGTCCGCATGAAGCAGGCTGATTCCTCTATCAACGAAAAACTGCACGCCTACCTGAGACCTGCATACAGTCTCCAAAGCCTGAGCTCTCAGCATCGCATTCATGCTGTCCGAGCCGTTTAGGGTCGAGGCGTAACAATCGACCTGTACCAAAACCTCTGTAGTAGTCGAGAGATAAACATTGTCATCGGTTTGGTCCTTCTCCCAATCCTCAGCACTCGTTCCATGGCGGACGCTTGAGATGTAGGAATAGATGACGTAATCGTTTCCTTCAGGAGGCAAAGCTAGATTATTTTGGTTCCCGTAGAAGATGTTTTCCGGCGCCACAGCCGGAACTGCAAATATCTCAAGAAACTCCTGGATTGCTGTCCGGATGTTCGGGGTCAGGTTTTGTGCTTTCATCTTCATCTTCCGCGATATTCAACTTCTGAGGCGTGGTTTGGAGTGTGCAGCGGACCGCCTCCCAACCGGCATCGGAAAAATCTTCAATCACCGCAGTGATCAGCCACTGGCCTCCCTTGGAGTCTTCGACATAATCTCCCGACCTCGCTAATGGCCTATAGATTGCCCAAGGTCGCTGCTTCTGGTCGCTCGATGCGAAGAGATACAGGCGCCGGATGATGGTGTTCTGTCCGGCTAAGTTGGCATGATCCAACGCGCTATCGCCTTCGCTTTGAAAATTCCCTTGAATCTCCTCTGCTGGTGCGTAATACGCTTGGACAATCCCTCCTACATTCTTTTGACCGACCGATCGATACAGCTTGAAGGTTTCGTCAGCATAGTTGGCGTTTATTGCCTGACGGACAATTGCATGTAGGTTGAGAGACATTAGGAAACCTTCCAAGTTATTGAGCTTTGCAGGACGCCACTCAGCGTCAAAGGCTTCGTGGTCATCACGTTATTAGGCAGAGTGCCTTTCCCTTTAGCTTTCTTGGCCTTGTCCATTTCTCCTCTTGCCTGCATCAGTGCCATCGTTAGCTCTGATCGTTTAGGAAATGAACCAGCAGGAATACCTGCTTCTCGAATCGTTTGCTTGATGTCATCGGTAGCCATTTGCCCCATGACGCCTAACGAATGCGTTATGTCGAACGTTTTTAGGAAGCGGGACCTAAATTTCTCCTGCCAATCCATTCGTTTTTGAGCGTATGTGGCTCTCATAAACGGACGCGGAGGCATGTACAGGGTCGTGAATTTGCTGTTCGGAGGAAGTCCTAGCTGGGCTGACAGATAGTGTCCTTGCTTACTCGTCACTGATTGGGTCCACCCATATTCCAAATACATCCCAATGGTGGCAATGTCCGGAATCATTATTCCGACCTCTAGTTTTTTATTGCTATCGGCCTTGAGTTTCTCTGACAGCTTTTTGAACGCATTGTTAGATGTGATTTTGATGCCCATCATCATCCCCACGGATGGTAATTGTTTCCCGGATAAACTCGGCCGCCGATTCGGTATTTGGCAGTCAGCGTCCAGTACATGGCGCCGCATTGTGTTTGAGCCCACCAATCTCCGACAAAAGTATTCGTTTTCAGAAGATCAAAGCTGGTACTCACACTTCCCTGCGTAGCACTAGCAATCCTGCCAACCTGACCGTTCGGCTGCTGGCTGAGTGTCAGCAGGTGGCAGGTTGCAAGATCAAGAAGGCGCTCCCTTGTATAGATCTTGTTGTCCGGATCATAGGGAGCAAAGCTGTCGGCGTCCGTATTCCCCACGAACTCCACCGCCACATCAAAGTGGAACTGAAGAGTTTCGTCCGGGAATTTAACTTCATCCGAAAACGCAGGATGAAGGATTCGAAATTTTTCAGGATCAAAGACGACGACAGCCATTTTGTTAACCTTCTTCGTTCTTAACTTCTTCAACGTTGACCGATTCAGGATCGATCGGATTGAGGCCGTGGGACGCTTCTTTTAACTCGTCCTCGCGGCCTCTGAATTCTTGAACTGATTTCATCTCAAGCAGGCACGGAATACCGCCATTCACGCCTGTGAATACAGCCTCCTGACCATGCATGCGCTTGATGTTTTCCCAGTCCTCTTTATCGATCTGGAATGCGACAGAGTTTCCCTTGCCCAGCAGGATCCCGTCACGTTTTCCTCTAAGCGAATCATTTACGCCCGGAAAAACGATCGTTTTTGTTCCGCCATTGCCATTCGGCACATCATCAAATTTGAGGCCGTGTGCCAGAGTGCAAGCAATGATCACCGTGGACTGAGTTTTAGCAGTGCTCTTCTTCTGGGTATTGCTGAAATTGTCTGCGACAACCTTTCCGGATGTTGCTTTCTGAGTTGTGTTTGTACGAGCCATTATTTCAATCTCCTAAGAAAGAGGCCCGAGAGATCGGGCCTCCGTAGCTGGTTAGTTCAGGTTAGATGCCGAGCATCGTGGCAACGAGGCTGGGACGACGAATAACAGCGCCCCAAGTTCCGCCAACGACCTTTTGCTTGTAGCTTGACATTTCCGGAACCACACGACCCAAGAAATACTTCTCAGAGAATGCGCAGATACCAGTCTCAATGCCAAACAGGTCAGGAACAGTCATGTACAGCATTTCACCAGCCGTTGTAGTCAGCTCAGGAAGCTGAACAACCTCGATGTTGGGGAATGACTGATTGAGCATAGTCATAGCCGTAAGACCGAAGGAGTTCGGCTCGGTCAGGTAAGGAGCTCTGGTGTTGCTGACAGCGAGAATGATGCGGGAGTTCTGATCAACCAAACCGCCGTTATTCTTGCTAATTTCAGCCCAAAGCTTGTTAATGTCGTTATAGACAATGTTGGCAGTCTTCTCAGGCTGTGCAGCGCACTTTGCTGTCCACGTAGAGTTAGCGGTAGATCCCGTGGTGATGGAGATCGGAGAAATCGAAGCGTTCAGGTTCGGGTCATTTAACAGACCGTAGACCTTCTTACCTTCGACACCATAAAGCGCAAACTTGTTGTGAGCCATCGCCATAACGTAGGCAGAGGCCTGTTGTTTAGAAGAAACAACATTCAACTTGGCCTTAGCCGCAAGACCCACCTCACGATCACCATACTTGATGACAGTTTGGAACAAGAAGTTTTCGCGAGTCGGGTACTCCACGTTCACATCTGTAGAGACGTTCTCCGCGAAGTCAGAGTAAGGAGTCACATTGCCCGCATACTCTTCGACCGGGAAGGTGAAGAAGTTATCTGTCCAGTCACCCTTTCTTTCTTCGCCGAAAATCTTTGTAGCGTTCTGGGCGGCAAACAGGATGGGGACGACCTGCGGGTCAATGAATGTCGTGAAGACGGACGGGACGCCGACAGACACGGGAGTCTGCAATGCGGCATCTCGAGCCATTGCCTTAACCGTTGCGTCGTAGTCGACGTTGATCTTACCTTTGGCGTCTGTGGAATAGGACATGAATCCTTTTGCTTCCACACCATGCACGCCTTTTTGCTTTGCTAATTCAAAATCGTTCATTTTTTACCTCAGATTAGGATCCGCTCGCGGCAGGCTGATAACCGAGGCCGTGATTGGAAATGATGATCGTGTCGCCCTTTGCGTCTGAACTGTCCAACCGGTGTCATTTGCGGCACCGGCAGCACCAAATGTGATGGCGCCAGTGGTCGGATCACAGAGAACAGCTTGACCGAGAGTTGCGGCCGCAGGTGCGACGATGTAGTAGTCACCTCGAACGGCAATCGTCAGCTCAGCCCCTTTCGGATAAATGTCCGGAGTATCTGTGCCCAGCTCGATGGACGCCGTGAACGTGCGCTCAACAAAACCGATCGGTTTGGCCCCTGCAGAGCCCTTCAAGGATGCGATTGGGAATTTCACGGCTGTTCCGGTTGGGGAGGCGGCTACAGCAAACGCAAAACCACCGCACTGGACAGTACCGTCAGACAAGTAGTTCTGAGGCGTGTAGACGGCCTGATTGAATGCAACCTGCTGTCCCGGAATACCGATAGCAGGATAGAGACCTACAGATTTTTGAAGCATCAAAAAATCTCCTATTTATTTAACATTGTTCAAAATTGCGCTGACGGCAGTCGGCTTCTCGGTCACCTTGGCGCCGGAGTCTTTCGCACCAGCTAAGGCCTTTCGACCCTGCATGTAGGCGCGATACGCAGAACGAGCTTCGGATGCGGGGATGTTTTTCAAACCGAGTTTCTTGAGTGCTGCCACATAGATGGAACCTGCGGAGTCATAGGATCCGGCACGGATAACACCTAACACCGGCTTGACTTCTTCGATTGCGGCCAGTTCAGAGTAGATGGCGTTTCGGAGAATCTTCATGGAGTCAGAGGCAGAACTCTTTTCTTCTTTGCCATCATCAGGTTTCGGATCTTCATCTTGTGCGCCTTCATCTTTCTTCTGGGCGTAATTCAATCCGGCAGCAAAAGCCTTCTTCTCTTCTTCAGAAGCTTCATCAAGACCACAGGATTTCAATGCATCTTCCGCTTCTTTTTCGAGATAGCGTTCTTCGCCTTCGCGTTCGTGATCAGAATCGATGCGTTTAGGATCGTCCTTTTCACGTTTTTCGCCGTAGAGAACGCCAGCTTCAAAACCAGCCTTGAAGTTCGGATCCTTCATCTTTTCATCAAGTTCCGGATCGTCGTCCTGGGCCTCTTTTTGTTCATCGGGCTTAGGATCTTCGTCTCCTGTAGCCTGAGAGTAAGCCAGGTCAGACAGAGTGGTCTTAAGCTTTTCAGCTTCTTCGTCCGTCAGGCCTTTTGCCTTCAGTCCTTCGATGATTTTTTGAATCATCGCGTCTTTGTCATCATCTTGAGCGCCGTCAACGATTTTTCCGTTAGGATCAACGGAATGCAAATCGATAATCGCCTTTGCTAACGTCACTTCAGCCTGCTCAACAGCGTCATCTTTTTCCATATTGAGAAAGTCCTTATTAGAATCGCGAACTCTTACCTCAGGCCCAGCGCGCCCAGTTTCAACAAGCGCAAGATGGTTCGCTCTGATCTTGCGTTGCACATAGTCGTATTTCTCTCCATCAGGTGTCTCACCCGGCGAGAAGTCGGGCTCGAACGTGTACGCAAGACTCAACTCACGCATTGAACCGTCTTCGATCCTGCTGCGTGCGTCCTTGTCGTAAATGTGCAGAGAGTTAACTAAAAACGGAGCCTCAAAAGCTCCGTCCGTTCCGGTAGTGCCGACCCGAGTTTGTTTGTTCTCGGGGGCTCCGTGATCATCGTGATGCTCAAGATGAATCGGGATACCGTTAATTGATTGAATCGTTTCGGGAGAGCTGAGTTCTTCGGGCGGTCGATAGGCGTGATAAATCTTCTCCGGATCAAGTCCGAGCTCTCGCCAGCCAGCGATTTCTTTTCCGTAATACGGAGCAACTTGAACACGCGTCAGCGGAGATTTTTCGACATGAAGGAATCCATTGTCATCTACGGTTCTGACGCTTGTAGAGTCAAGTGCAACACTTCTGCTTTCTTTACTTGTTTCCACTTCTTCTGCTCCTAGCCCATAAATTCAAAATCTCCTAAACCGTTTCTTCTTCACGGGCTAAAATATCGACAAGTCGAAATAAGCCTCTTCCGTACTCCTGGATTTTGATTTCAGACCGGTACGGATTGAGGCTTTTTCGCTTTTGATTAATCAGGTAACACGGCCCTGAATTGGCACCTGCAAAAATAAAGTTCTCCTGGCATCACATTTCTTCCGACTTCTTTGTCGTACATGCCCTTAGACAAATCAAACTCTTTTCCATTCATTTCGATGTGACTCTCTCGGCTTGTGTACTTGCCGGGGACGTGAATCCAAATTCCGCGAGTGACACCGAGACCTTTGCAATTAGCCTGCTGAATCTGCTGATTCAGTTTTAGCGTTTGGTCAATTGCCACACGCTGAGCTCGTTGAGCCGTGAATGAAGAAGATCGTCCAAGGGCCTCGACAATCTGCGAGTAGGTCCCGTGACCTTCATACGCATCCATAAAAGCACCACGGATATTTGCAAGCTCGGATGTTGTGATGTTGCTGATGAGACTTGTCGTGTCGGCGACCATACGCGGAAGCTCATTCACTGCCTGTGGTGTAATGAAAAAGTGCTTCCGCGTCTGCCTCATCTCGTAGGCAAAAACCGAAGCCGGAACTCCTGCAGCCAGCAGTGATGCTTTCTGAGCCGTTGAGACATCAGTAGCGAGATTCTTCACGTACCATTCCGCGATCTGACGCGTTTCCCGATCTGCGGTTTTCATCCAGTTACCCATGTTGCGGGCGATGAAGTCATCAACATTGCGACGGAATCGATCAGGATCACGAAGAACCAAGCGGTTGATTCGTTCCTTGATATTCCGAAGCCGTGCGCGATCGAGAGGATCATCCGGACGGAACGTTAAGGAAGCGTCCTCGGTCAATCCTCCAGCATCAGACAGATAAAGAAGTATCTCGTTGAGAATCCTATTTCTGAAGGACTTCAAGAAGGTGTCGAGCTTCCTTTTGAACTTCGCTTGTCTGCCTAGATTCGGCTGAACGGCACGAGCAGTCTTCATTAGAAAATCTCTCCAGCTTTGTCTTCATCAGTCTTCGGCGCCGGCGCCACGTTCTCAGCCGATCGCTGTTTCAGGAAGTTGTTCATCAGCTCATTCTGCTGACTGGGATCGTCCGTCATGAGCTCCCCTTCCATTCCTTCAGGCAATTCCTCAGGAATGAAATCGAGACCCATATCCGAATCACGACGAACAAACTCACGAACCTCTTCAGCGCTCAGAACATTGCGATCCTGCAACACAGCCAACATGTCGACCTTTGTCTTAGCTGTGATTGCTGTAGCAGCGGCATCAGCTTCTCCAAGCTCATTGAACTTGAATGTAACGGACGGATCAACATGACCAAATTCGACAAGCTGAATGGCCTTCAAGACGGTTTGTATTGCGTCTCGATTGAGCTCCTGCTTCGACTTGATATGGTCGTAATAGTTCCGGATGTCACTCTGTCCGGTCGCGTTGAAACCACTCGGAGAGATTCCGAGGAGCTTGACCGCCGGCGTTCGGTTGATAGCCGCAATGAATTCCAATGCCTGCCGGATGATGCCTTCAACTCCTGAGATCGTCAGAGTGATGTTCTGCAGATCCTCCGAAGAGTCACATGCAAAAATGGCCTCATTCGAACGGTAACGCTGTAGAAGCATCATCTTCGCGTCTAACTGCTCAATCCCGCCAGCCTCAAAAGCCTCAGCGAAATTTGTTTTGAATACCGTGAGGTTGAGTTTCTCCAGAATGCTGACCCCTGTTTCCCGGGCTTTGTTCCAGTGGAGAACGTAATCCCAAAGGATCTGAGCCTGTGGGATTCCAAGGAAGTTATAGGCAGGCCTCAGAAGCAGCGGAGGTTCATTGTCAACTAGTCGAATAAGACGAGATGCATGCACCTCTTGGCCAAGAACGAACCAAGATCTCGGCTTCAAATAATCGTCTTTGAGCGGCTGGCTGGCGTTGTAAAATCCCGGCGAGACATTGACCGGATCAATAACGATAAATTTGATCGCCTTATCCTCGCCCACTAGCTCGGCTGACTTGTCGGAATAATTGAGAGGAAGCTTTAGCGCTTCTCCTTCAACTCCTGTGTCAACGAAAATGAAACATCCTCCCATGAAACCAACAATGCTCAGAGCTTCATTAAAGAGCTTCCTCAGTCGATATTTGTTCTCCTGAAGATCTTGTAGCTTCTTTACGTTGTCTGCCGATTCGTCTTCTCCGCCCTCGACCTGAATCCATTCCCGGCACATATCATCTGCAACGGTCTGAATGCAGGTGCGGATCATGCCGTTCTGGGCGATATTCTGCAGGACGCCGTAGCCGACGAATGAAGTCATCGGGAACTGGCCTAAATCCAAAGCGTGCTGTGTCAGTGAGGCATAGTACGCATTGAAACTCGAGCCAATCGCGGCATCATTTGTAAAACGAGACTCTTCTTTCTCCGGCTCTTTTGTGTTCAAGGTAATCGGAGGATAAAAGAGCGTTTTGGCCTCTTCGGTTGAGAACGATCTTCTAGGAGGCACGAAGCGAGAGCTTACCGCATCGATGATCTTTTGATTGATCTTTCGGCGTTTGTTTTCGTCTAGTTGATTCATGATTTTCAAAATCTAAAACGTGCCTGCTGCATCTGCTCTCGGGTCAAAATGACGCCTGAGCCGTTGCGGAAATAGTTCAATGCCTGAGTTGTGCTATCTACCTGGTCATCGTGAGAACCCGCAGGAAACTCAAGCAACTCACTGACGTAATGCGGCACCCAAGGCGCTTCAGTGTCTTCCGGAATAAAAACATTCCCTGCCTCGAAGTAAGGAGTGACGGACGATGCCCTTGCCTCCTTTGATTCGGTGGGCGTTATCGGAACAAACCCAGAAACCGTAGATTTCAGCTCTGAAATAACCGCCGAGCCGTTAGCTTTGTCTTCAACCAGTTTCCGGACAACACGCGGCCACTTTTGTGCAAGAACGCGGACCATCTCTTTTGTCTTCACAAAATCCCATTGGCCTCGTACTTGATCAAGCAGGTAAAAATTCGGACCTTTTTTGCCCCAAACCTGACCGACCACATAGTCGGAGTTTTTGGAATCCTTGAACGTCATATCCCACGACATGAGCGTATGGTCAAACTCGGGAGGCAGGCTTGATGCTGTCCATCGTCTAAACCATTCAAGTTTGAACAAAGCTCCGCCATCGGGCACTGGATGCTGCTGATACAGAGCCTCCCAATCTCGACTGCCTATCGTTTTCTGGATCTGCAGCAGAGTTGAGAGCGGATAACGCTCAGGATGCAGAGCTTCCCCAGCTTTGCGGTGTAATTCGTCATGCTCGGCGATAGCCGGATAATTTACGATCCGGAATGTATCGCCCTCTCCCATCCTCTGGATCAGTCGACCAATCAGATCGTCTGTGTGCCAACGGGTGGCCATTACGATGACTCCACCTCCGGGAGACAGTCGGGTGTAGGCGGTAGATGTGTACCAGTCCCAAATGGAGTCTCGGATAGTCTTAGAACCTGCTTGAGCTCGGTCTTTAATCGGGTCGTCGATAATCAAAATATCGGCACCCTGACCCGTTATACCGCCACCCACACCGCAAGAACGATAGGCGCCGGCATGACCAACAATCTCGAAGAGGTCAGAGGTTCTTATATACGATCCTCGGGAGTCGGTACGCACTCTCGAATTGCTGAGCCGAGTATTCGGGAACAGCTCAAAGTATTTCTCATCATCTATTACGCGTTGAACATCTCTGTTGAAGCGCTGTGATAGGTCTGAAGAATACGATGTTGCGATGATTTGAAGTTCTGGATTTCTCCCAAGAGCAAAAGCCGGAAAGCGCCTAGAAACAAGCTCACTCTTCCCGGATCTCGGAGGCATCGTGATAATTAGCCGAGGAGACTTTTTATCTGCCACGTCCTGCAGAAACCTGTCCAGCTCATCACAAATTTCTTTGTGTACCCAGCCGAGCAGGTAGTCAGGTTTTGTGTGCAGTGTGAAAAAAGACAGGCCCTTACGGGCCTTAGCTAGTCTGATCTCCTGTATCGTTGGAAGCCGCATTCACAATACCCTCCAGCGCGTCTAACTGTTCCAAGGTGAGCTTGCTTAGATCCAGCTGGTTAACCTTATCGACCTTGACCGGTTCACCGTCTTTTCCAGTGATCTCCTTCCTGTCAGTCTCTTTCCACCCACAGCGACTCTTCATGTAAAAAATGGTCGCTGCCGGATTGCCCTCCCTAATGAGGGACATTAGTTTTCCGCCCACAAAGGCGTTTGCCTTAGCCTTTCCCTTTTTTATGGCGGTGGCAAAATTGGCAAAATCTTTTTTTCGATTTCTCAAGGTCCGATAACTGATCCCGAGCGCGAGAGCGATCTCTTCCTCGTTGTCACAAACCTGAGCCAGTTGTTCAACCTTCTCTAAGTCAATCTGAATGCGTGGACGAGTCCGCTTCTTTTGAACTTTTTCTTCCATGCCATCATCCTGCCTCTAGTTAACTGGTCATATCGATGATCTTCTGAATTAAATCCTCGGGTCCGAAACTCTTAACGAAATCCTGAACCTGCTCTTTGTATTCGATCGGAATTGAGAGCGTCAGATTAAAGCTATCTGCCTCGGGCTCCTCTTTTTCCGGTTCTTCCTCTTCCTCAGCGAGTTCGGTAGTTCCACACAACAAAGCGTTCAACTCTTCGTCTGAGAAACCAGTGACCGGCGCCAAATCTGTATCCTGCAATTCCTGCAGCTCAATTCTCAGGAGATCAATATCCCAACCGGAATTAAGAGCAATTCGGTTATCTGCAAGGATGAAAGCCTTCTTCTGAGCTTCAGACAATCCGGTTAATTCAATTGTCGGTATTACCTTCAGCCCGAGTTTCTTAGCCGCCTTCAAGCGTCCATGTCCGGCAATAACTCCGCCCTGTTCATCAACCAGGATTGGATTGTTGAACCCAAATTCCTTGATCGAACTGGCGATTTGATTCACCTGTTCCTCAGAATGCGTCCGGGCATTGTTTGCATACGGAATCAGGTCATTGACCGGCCTGTAGAGAATTTTGAGTTCAGATTCTTTCATAGCTTAAAAAAGGTGCGCCCGACATCTTTCAGCCGAGCGCAACCCCAACCAACCCCAAGGAGATAGTTTGTTAAGGCGGTTTTCTCCGCCATTCTCGTCAGGAGAATTAGAAATCCAGCGGAGTGAGCATCGTTTCCATAAGAATGAAAAGCTAGGCTTGCTGGATGTTGTAAATGGCTCGGTGCTTAAGCCCACCGAGAGGCTGGCGGTTGTCGATAATCATTGAGGTCAATGAAACCGCTGAGATGTTAGCCGTCCGCCAGTTCTTTAATAATTCGATTTTGGAGTACGGGAGGACAATCGAAGATTGAGCGAACGGCCGAAAAACAAAAAGCCCCGAAATCGGAGCTCTTATGTAATCGATTGGCTTAATCATCGTATCCTCTTTTCTTTGGATACACGGGCTCCTCCGCAAGGAACCCGTTCAGATTAAGCCTATCGGCGCCTGAGTATCACAGGCTTGAAATTGTCTTATTGACGATACCACACCGAGACACCCATTGCAATAAATGCTATTTCTTAGCCGGTGCTTCCACTTCCTTTAATTCTCTATCCGGGAATCTCGTAACACTAACCACGCCCCTCCGGAGCAAGGAGGCAGAGGCTACGTCACTCAATGTCATATACGCGGCCAACCCAGAGTTAAACTTGGCATTCTTCACGTTATGCACTGGAATCGTTTCTTTCCCATCACTCAAGAAGAGACTTATGTAATCGATTCCGAGAGCCTGATTTGTATCGTTCTTAAAGACCAACCGTACCTTCACATCCTTCGGACCATAAATCGTGGCAGATCGCGATAACTCATCAATCTTGGTTTTTATGTCTTTTCCAATAAAAACATTCATGAACTGATTGTTTTGAGAGGAACCGATGCAAATCTCATTGGCATTGCAATCCTTCAGCCCAATACCGCCCACTTTAAATGGGAGTTCAAACTGGGCGAAAGTGTCTATCCCGCTTCCTCTCTTGCACCCCAAATAAGTGGCATTTGGGAAAACGTAGTTAATTTTTTGCTTGGCCTCTAAGACAGAAGAACTTTCTAAGTCGCTCTTGTACTCTTTGCATGCCGGAACTTCAATATCCAATCGGGCATTCTTAATGACCGGAGCGCCAAAAACTTCAGAGTATGTGACTGGCATCGTGATTTCAGATTTGCATCCAGCCAATAGAAGTGCAGTCAGTCCAACTAGGACAGAAAGGGATTTATTCATTTTCGATCTCCTAGGGTTTGTATGTAATTTTTAAATTTTATCAGGGCAAGTTGAGAAATAATCCGGCGAATATCCCATCTTTACCTGAGACATTCGCACTGTTTTCCCTTATTGTTTTTCTGCTTTATCCTTTGCCGCTTCATAAGCTCTTAGCCTAAGGGCAAAGAAAATCAAAGATTCTTTGATCCAACCTTCTAGTTTTACATCCTTTACCTTCCAGATTTTCCGTCCAGCTCTACGCAGAGCATAGTTATTGGAAAATACATAAAGGAGGATGATGTTCTTCGCCGTCTTAACGGTTAGCCCTCCCTCACCAATAGTAAAAAAATCGGCACCCGGTACATCCAAGTATTGCCAAACCAAGTTGAGTAAATCCGCGTCTTTTTGGTCAACCTTCATCGCAAAATCTTCTGAGCGATCATCCGGACCAGAATAATCCTCAGAAAAATCAGTCTTATTTCTCGTCAATGCGAGGGCTTTCTCTACTGCGTAGGCAATCGAGACGTTTTTAACAACACGATCACGGTACGCCCGGCGCCAGTTATCCAAACGAGGCCTGAGATCATCAATGAGTTTTTGTTCTGTTTCTGTCATCCAAGAGTCCTCACGTAGCTAAACATGCAGTAGAGATAAATAATCCCGATGGCCGAGAGCCCAAAGAAATCCAACTTTTTCCTGAGCTTGTCGCGGTGCTCCAAAAAATCCGCAATCTTCTTAGCGACCCAAAGAAGGGCGTAGATTGCCATCACAGAATTGATCCACCAGAAAACAAATGCTTCAACGTTAAAATGCCTGAACATTCCAGCCCCCACCCTCTTTCTTTGGTCTCGGTGTGACGATAAACAACGGAATCGGACACTCATCAGCACAGACTTTGCATTTAACTTTTGCGTCGTCAGCGAAGATTTTTAGAGAGCCCTTGACCTCGTGCAGCTCAAGCGTTTTATCTGGACGCATGACAAGAAAATCAGGCGTATACGAGCATCGGTTTGAGGCAATCTTCCACGTGAAGCGCTCGAACCAGTATTTGAGGATTAACCCAGCGTTTTTCTGTTGTTCTAAGTGGTCTCGATAGGCGGCCTCGGTCCGGTTCATTTCTCCTACTTTTAACCTGCCCTTTGCTTGTAAAAACCTTTTCATTTATCCCTCCTGATTGAGTTTGTGTTGTTTGGTTGAATTCTTTAATGCTGTTTCCAGAACATTAGAGTTCCGTTGAGCGATGATCTGAGCGTGTGAAGGCCAACGCTCAAACTGCGAGAAGAAGTCTCTCCTGCGTTGAATTTGCTCGTCTCCTGCCTGCTCGAACACGGAGCATCGAGCAAACGAGACCGGATAGCACTCGATTCCGGCGCCTTTGTCCGGATGGTGACAGTAGATGTTCATGTCCCCAAAGGACTGTTTTGGAGGCAGATGCTTCTTCCCGTCAGGTCCTATCCAAAAGGCCTGAGCATGAATGCAGTAGAGGCAGCACCCGCTCATTCAGACTTCCTTCGGAAAGCACAAACGAAATCGACAGCAATAACCATCCCCAAAATCTTCAGGCTGTAATCAATGTTCGATCCTGAGTAGGCGAACCATGCAAAGTCGATAAGGCTTAAGACTCCACCGGATAGACCTACCAGAGCGAAGAAATTAAGGACATCAAAGTTCATTTCGTTCCCTGCCAAATAGCAACCGATCACACAGCATCCGAGCACGTACACGCAAAAATATCCAAAAACGTCCATGCTTTAACTCCTTTTTAACCGATCGGTTAATTTGGTTTCCTTACTGATCTGAAGCGCCGCCCTCACGAGTAGCCCAAACAGCACCAGATTGATGAACACCACCGGCGCCAAAATGATCATCAGCATCTGCCATGCACTCTCAGACATAAAACCTCCTAAAAGTAGGGTTCCGGCGCCGGCTCGGACTTTGTTAAATCCAGCCATGGCCTCACTGGAACACGCGTCCACGACGTGCAGAAATTCAGACTGGCGTTGTCTCTCCAAAGCTTGATGAACCCTTCCCAAGATCCGTTTCTCTGCTTGCATAGGTTCAAGACAAAATCGGGTTTTGTGTCATCGACATCTTTTCCTTCAGCCTTCTTTTGAACCTTGCTGTAATCGCGGGCCAAGACAAAAACATTGAAGGCAATATTCGTGATGTTGGAGCTCCCTTTGATTGAGTCTTTTGAAGCTGAATCAAAGACGGAGTAAATTTTTGAACTGGCATCACCACGCTTGCGGCAATGGGCCACAACGACAATGTGGACATTGTTGGTCCGAGCAAACTCAACCAGTTTTGTCATCACATAATCGGTTTCCTTCTTGTCCATGTCGTCTCTGACACACATCATCAGAGAGTCAACAAAGAGGATGTCTGACTTGTAGTCATGGACAGCTGATTCAAGAAGGCGCAAAAGTTCGTCCGGAGAAACCTTTCTCTGAAGATCACAAATTCGCATTCTTGAGGCGAATTGTTTGAAGAAGAGGTCAACATCAGGCTCTTCAATCATCCGTTTCTCAGTGCTGCAGACCGTCTGCATGAGCATTCTTTCGATCGTCCGTACCGGAGCCATTTCAAAGGAAGCAATGTAGAGAGAAGCTCCGCATGAAATGAGGTGAAGTCCGATCTGCCCAAGCAGCAGAGATTTTCCGGAACCGTTTTCGCCAGCCAACACCGTTAGTTCTCCGGGACGAAATTCAAAATCGATCGGTCGGCCGATGCAACCTTCATTAGTTTGTGTGAAGGGGAGCGTGAACTTGGACACATGGGCCTTCTTCGCGTCCAGATAGTTCTGGAAGTCATTCTTAAACTCAAGAACGTCCTTGTTGATGAAAAACTCAGGAGGCTTGTAAGCCCTACTCTCGTATTCCGACAAAGAAGTTTCTATTTCGGCTCCACCCGTCGGATCGCCCCAATAGCCATCAAGCTCAGGCGAAACGCTTGTATTTTTTGGATTCATAGTCAAATTTCCACGCAATCAGTTGTTTGTTTTTGAACATCACCGAAACGATGACGGCGGCGGGTAGAGCTTTAGGGATTTCAAGCATCCATCGGCGGACGGTCTCTCTAAGTTCAGGCGTATCTTCAACATCGATAAAGTCGATCAGAACAGTCTTCCCTCTTAGGAATTCAGCCTTTATGTGGTTTGGTTCATCGCAGAACGAAAACAACACCGTAGGAACCTGAGGCCGTCTTCTGGGCAACACCTCAATTTCATCTTCGTAGATCGCATCGGCCTGATAGAGAGCTAACTCACTGTCAGTCAGGCGAGGGAAAAAGACCAACTGGGTAGTCGTAAATGCGTCCGGATGCTCGTAAAACGTTCTACCCTGATCGTCACGAACAACGGCAGCAGCGGCAAACATCATTTCTGCTCCTTATTGTTGGGAAGGTCCTTGATGTCGTAGGCACTCATGCCGGCATGAAGTTTTTCTACGAACTTAGATCTAGCACCAGTTGAATACGTGACTGGAGGAAGTTCTTTGTTGTATTCAGAAGCAGATACCCAATGAGCATTTGGATCTTTCCACTCATCTTTAACCCAATCTGCCTTGAAACCCGTCCAGTTGCGAACCATCATTTCATTGATGACCTCTTCCAATTTCCAGCCGGCGGTTTTAGCTTCCTTACGAAGAAGCGAAACCACTCTTTCCGTTACCGGCGCCTTCTTTTGCTTTCGATAAGCCAAAAAGTCCTGCCAAAACTCGTCAGTTAACTCCTCAGGTTTCTGGCGGCGTTGAACCTTAGCTTCCCTTTTTGGTTTCGGTTCAACTGTTTCCTTTTCGGAAACACTTGCCTCCTGAACCTTTGGTTCTTCAAGCGGAAGTTCTTCCCCAATGGTTTCAGTTTTTAGAGAAAAAGGTTTTTCACACACACGCCCCGCGAAACTTTTGGAAACTTCCGGATGTTCTTCGCTCTTTTCGGTGCGTGTATATGTTTCTTGTTCTTGTTCTTGTTCTTGTTCTTGTTTTGGCATACCCTTTCCGAAGTCTTTGCTAAAGCCTTTCGGTAAGTCTTTCGCAAAGCCTTTCCGATAGGCTTCGTTAAACTCTTTTGGTAACGCTTTAATGAAACTATCTCTTTGAGAATTAAGAATAATTTGCGCAGATTTCGCAAGTACGTGATTAGTTAAATCACACTCAGGCAATGAATCTAGAGCGCTATTCCAGGACTTAACTACATTCGGATTTTCCGGAAAGTTGTACTTTAAAAAGTTAGGTACGTAGATCAAAAAAGACTCTGAATCGTACTTTATTAAACCCTTTGATAAGAGTTCATTTAAGGCTTGAATAAAGACTTCACTAAAGCCTTTCGGTAAGTCTTTCTGTAACCCTTCATTCAAATATTCGTTACCTCTTTGTTCGATAGCAAGCGACTCAAACGACGCCTTAAAAGCACCGATAGGCGCAAGGTCACGGCGACTTAGGATTGTGTACCAAGCCAGCTTTCCCTCTACAGACAATTCTCTGAACTTCTTATCGTTGCTGATGCGGCAGTCGATCTTTCTATAGATCGCCATAGTTTCCCCCTATTTGGATTTTTTCCAAGCTTTGAAATGTGGGAACGCGAGCCGAAGGTAAGGGAGCCTTCCAAGAGGAACTCCGTTCTTCGACCACTTAGTGACGGCGGCAGCACTTAACCCAAAGGTCTTTGCAATTACAGACTTCCGTTTGAACTCACCCAGAAGTTCATCAAAAACCTGCTCTTCAAGTTTTTTCATGATTTTACTTAGGTTAAAAATTAACTCCTATATATTAACTTAAAAATTTACCTAGGTAAACCAATTCAGTGTTAACTTAGGTTAAATTTATCTCACACAGACGGAGGAACGTATGAGAACAAATGACTCTCAAAAAACGTGGACAGACCGCTTAAATGAGGCTTTAGCGTTGCGCGGAAAATCTCCGGCGGACATATCAAAGGCAACCGGCATCACACCTGCCGGAATCAAAAAATGGATCGATGGCGATGTCTCAAAGCCGAAATTCGATGACGTTTTTGCTGTTTGTTCATTCTTGGACATCACCACGGAATGGCTCATGAAAGGCATTGGTTCAATCAACGACAAAACCATGCCTGCTGCCAACATGGTCTCCATCCAACAAGTTGACTTTTATGGCTCTTGCGGTGTCGGAGTGATGAATTTCGAGGACTATCCGGAAATCAAGACCCTTCAAGTTACTCCAGCGTGGTTCTCTCGGAACTTTGCTTTCTACAACCCAAGAGACGTGAAGATCATCACTGCGCTTGGTGACTCCATGGAGCCAGAGATCCGTGACGGGGACGCCGTGTTCATTGACATAACAGACAAAGAAACCTTAAGGGATGGTATATACCTGTTAGTGGTTGATGGAGAAGCCTATATCAAACGAGTACAAAAACTAATAGGCAAGAAGATCGCACTCCTTTCAACGAATAAAGCATATAAGGACATTGAAATCAGCCTTGATTCTGATATTGAGGTCCGCATCATCGGACGCGTAATCAAAAGTTTGAAACTCGTGGACATTTGAAATGAAAACATTGGCAGAGCGTTTAACCTTGGCGCTATAGGAGGAATCAATGCTGAAGAATTTCTTTACTTTTATATTACAGTGGGTGGCAATAACATTTATATCTATAATTCTTCTTGCCGTGTTTAGACCAGAATCTGCCAGCACTCTAACCGCTCTTTTCCTGCTTTCAATCTTCTCCCCTCCATTCGTAATCTATTGGTATAGATGGAACTTAAGGAAAGAGGAGAGGGATAAGAAACAGGAACAGATCAATACCTTAAATCAACTTCAAGTCGAAAAAATTAACGGCTTGATTGACAACATTTCTATGAGTCAAGAACCGTTCACCACCTATTGTCAAGAATATGAAGATTTAAAAAATCAGCAAGGGGAGGTCTCTCTTACTGAAACACAGAAATCAAAAATAAAAGGCGCTATTGTTTCTCGCTATTGCGAGCTTAACCGATCACCCTCTTCTAATTGGCAAAACCTAATTAAAGAAGGATCTGCTTTTGTCTTCAAAGCTGATGAAAACTTAATCTATCAGACTGAGTGCAGTAGTTATGAGACTATTCGAAGAGAGAGACACTATGAGGCTGGCAACAGAGGAATGAGCGTCCGGCTCATGAAAGGGGTCTCTGTCAGAGTCGGGAATACTGCTGGTAGATCGGTGTCAACAGATGTTCCTGTTAAGTTCAGCGCATCCCAAATTGTGCTAACAACAAAGAGTCTGTATTACTTTGAGAGCGAATCCCCAAAAAGAATTTTATTTAAAAACATCATAGGAGCCGATATTGTTAATAATGGCTACTCCATAAAGGTTGTACAAGAAGGAGTCCGAGCTAAACCGGTTTGTTTTAACTTTGACTCAACCGTGCCTCCAAGCTTAATTCGCCAAATCATCACGACAGATTGGTAAGTAGATGCCTCAAAAATTAGACCGCCAAAAGCGGTTTCTTTTCTAAGCCCAAATTCTTATCAGAACGATAGTAAAAGGTTAACTTTTCTCTTAAAATTTCCCTAGTTCAAATATTTTTTCAGGAGGTGGAAATGGAATTCAGAAGCTCTGAAGTCATGGCTTACATCCTGAATTATGGGAACAGCCATGAACACCCTTTGAACAAAACCCAAGCGCAAAAGCTTTTGTACTGCTGCTACGGAGCGATATTGGCGCAATTTGATGAACGCCTCACTGACGAACACCCGAAAGCATGGCCTTACGGCCCTGTCTTTCCTAGAACAGTTAACGATATAAATAAAAAACGCCTGACTTTAGATATGGCTCAAAATTTTGAGGCAAACTGCCCTCCCGAATGGCTTGAATTAATTCACAAAACACTTAGGACATTCTGGAACTATACTGCCACTCAATTGTCCACGTGGTCCCATAGAAAAGACTCACCTTGGTCTAAGGCCGATGCCCTTAATTCTCTGGATGACAGAGAGATAAAAAATTACTTCGATCCATATCTAAAGATAATTGACGAGCGCGGACAAAATGGCAACAGCTAGAAAGTCAACAAGACCAGTGGTAACCGTAATGCCGGGTGAAGATGACTCACCTGGAAATTCTGACTTCGTAGACATCTCGTATGCCATATGCGATCGCATAACGGATGACATCGAGGATTCAAAGTCACTCCGTGACAAAAGAGAGATCCTTTTATGCATCCTTGGAGGAGTGGCTGCACTCTTTTACATCCTCCTTGTCATTTTTATTGGGTTGGTGATTTTTTGCCCGAAAGCTTTTCACTTGGCTTATATATCACCGACAGTATGTATAACAATTTTGGTATCCCTTTCTGCCATTCCTACGATTATCTGTGTCAGCGTGGCCAAAGCGGTATTTGGCAAGAAAGCTCAGGCTGAATCTCCCTTTACGCCGCTTCATGCCATCATCCAATTAATGAAGGACGTAAAAAGTTAGCGATCCAGAATCATAAAGCCGCCTCCGGGCGGTTTTTTTATGGCCGCGAGAGCGGCTTTTTTGTAGATGTCTTTTAGGGTCGTATCCTAATTTAGCCGCATGATCAATACTGTCTCC